CCTGGGCCTCCTCCTGTCGGCTATACTGAAGAGGGGAAGGTAACATGGGAGCGTGGTGTTGAATTATTGAGAGAGCGTCCTGAGTTGTTTAAGACGCAAGTTATTGCTGATGATGGTTTACCCGTGCCTAGAGATGAGCGACCCGGCCTTGCTGATATTGGATCAGTTTACGATGCCCTGCCATCGGATGACGCTGATGCGGCTATGACAGTTAGGCGTGAAATCGAAAAGGCTTGGCAAGCTGAAATCACTCGGGCTATCGTACTAAATAAGATTGACATAGGTAACCCTAGAGAGGTTTGGGGTACTGAAAATGATGAGAGGTCGGAGGCGTGGCAGCGGTATGGTTATTCCGCTAGGGCTGAGAGAGGCATGTGGGAAAACCTTCCACAAGGATTGTTACATGTAACTACAGGTTTGAGTGGTTTGCAAGATGGAGGGTTTAAAACTCGTGCCCAGTTAAGAGACGAATCAGGTGAAGTTCCTGCAGGGTTGGGCGGCGGCGTATCCGACGCTATTAGCTTTACGACTGACCCGTTGGTTGCGGATTCGATCGTTCGTGGTATTCATGAAATGCGTGAAGCTGTCCGTGACGATACGGGGCCAGCTGCCGTGGAGCGAATGAAGTCGGAGATCGCTGCCTGGACTAAGAGCATGCCAGAAAATGAGAGAAAGAGACTTTTATCAGCTACGCCGTCTACGATGGAAGAGCGTGGAGATTTCTATAGAGAATATTCGTATTGGCGGCAGTACAATGTTCCGAACCGTCCCGACCCTCTGTTTTGGACTCCTAATTATCAGGCGTACGCTGATCTTGACCCTAATGAAGTTGGTGTCGTTACGGTGAATCCGTCAGTTGACGGGGCACGCGGTTGGCAGGTTTCGGGAATGGGCGAGTGGCGTACTATTCCTGAAGCTGTAGAAATTGTTCAAAGCGAAGCTCGTCCCACGATTGTGGATGATATGACTGCCACGCTTGATGAGTTGGATACGGTTCGTTCGTCTGCGCCAGATTTTGGGCTTCCTCCAGGGCCTGAAAAACTGACGGGTTGGGATAAAGATCGTTTGACTGGCTCTTCTGTTCCAGATATTCATGAAGGAAAGCCTCGTCCTGTGGCTGATGTTGTGGATGGTGTGCATTTAAGGGAAGATCAGAAAGCATTAAAAACGGTGGTGGCGGAATTGTCTACTGAGGATGATTTGTTGCCGTTGCAGAAAAAGCTAGAGGAAGCGTTTGAGCTTGGTGGTTCTCTTTCTGGTAAACAACGTACTGATGCAACGTATGAAATTTTTGCTGCAATAAATGATTTAATTACTTCACGTCAACGAGATACTACTGGTTTTACTCCTTCACAAATGAGAGAGTATGAAAAAGAAGTGACTGAGAATGAAGCATGGGTGGGGAGTCGGATTGCTAAAGCTATTCAAATCCATTGGGGTGAAGCGCGAAGTGAAGTGTTCCATTGGGACTTCTTATCTGAACGTGTTAAAACAGTTTTGGGAGAAGAGTTTGATATTGATGTTTCTCATGAACCCTCAGAGATTGATGCCGGTATAGAAGAAATTTTTGAAATTCAAGAACTTCTGACACCGTTTATTGATGCTTGGGTTAGAGGTCAGTATTCCACAACACAGAAATACTTGGAAGATGCGGGTATTACTGAACTTAGTGTGTTTAGAGGTACTTACATCCCGAATGTTGTTGGGGATGACGACGGGCTTCCTAGTGGACGTGAACCATCTGTGACTCGCGGTTTGGAGTCGTGGAGTACCGACATAGGGATTGCTTTGGGGTTTGCTGGCAATAAGTATGGTACTGCTGACGATAGGATAGAACAGATGGCAGAGGTTGGTGAACTGGGTGAGCCTACCCACGTTCTTCAGCATGATGTGGTTCCTGCTCAACTTATTATGGGTATCGGATATCTTGATAATCCTCGTATTACTACTGGTTCTTTAGGTCAGGGTGAAGAATCTGAGATTGTTGTGTTAGGTAGCTCTAGACCTGTTAACTGGTTATCAAATGATCTTTTGAAGCCGTGGAGATCGGAGCGTCCTGAAGGCGGCTATAATTTCAACATTAAGGAAGCAGCAGTGTTTGCTTATTTAAGTACGGGCTTGTGGCCTAGATTTTCTTGAAAGGAATAAAAGATGAGATCATCAGCTAAAACGTGGCGAGAGCTGTTAAGAGACCCTAAGATAAGGGAACAAAGTGATTATTGGTTGCGGCACACCCGTAAAGCACGCACTGGTCAAGATTTTTGGGACGACGGTAAGTCTCGCAAAAAGAATTCTTTACTCAGCGACCCCGCTGCGACCTTAGATGAGTTAGACTAACGATATGAGTACAGAAGAAGAACTTGAAGAACTAAGAGACTATTCTCTCACAGTAGCCCCTACTCGTGAAGATGTGCTTGAGTACCGGAAACAGGTTTTGAGCCGTTATGCGGAGGTTGTGAAACGCACAAGTCTTCCCTTAAACGACAAGGGAACTGTTGATTGGGATGCTGTTATCGAAGAAGAACGTGAAAAGTTAAACAAACAATCTGATTCTTGACCGTAGTCACGTTAGTTACACTCGACTTTACTTCTCGCATGGTAAAATAAAATTTGATAGAGCGTACGCTTTGCGTATCCCCGCAGGGCATGTTCAATACTAGTATTGTAACTACAATAATATGGAGGCAATTATGCCGGGAGTTAATGTCACCACTGCAGTGCGTACTGGTCCTGTGGGCACTACTAACAATGTGGCTGGACAGGTGTTTATGGTTGGCACTGCTGAGCGTGGATCAACGACTGAGCCTACGCTCCTTCGCAGCTTCAGCGACTACACGACCTACTATGGTAACTACCAGTCAGGGAATATGTATTCCCACGTGAAGACCTTCTTTGATGAGGGCGGTTCTCGTTGCTATGTGTTCCGTGCGATCAACTATGATGCGGACGATGCGGCGACTTCTTCGATTACGTTGAACGATTCAAGCGGTTCTGCTACTATGACGCTTACGTCAAAGAACAAGGGCGCTTGGGGCAACAACCTTTCTGTCGCTGTTGAGAACAACAGCGATGACAGCAACATTCTTTCCGGTTATTTCCGGCTTAAGATTTCGCTAGATAGCACACTTCTTCTGTCTAGTCGTGATCTTGTGGATGTTGATGATGCTGTTTCGTTCGTCAACTCTTCAACGGTCAGTCATCTGATCGTTGCTGCTGACGACGCAACTTCATCGAATGACCCAGATTCGCTTGCTGACACGAACCTTTCTGGAGGGTCAGATGGTACGGCAGTCACAGCGGATCACATCGTGGATGCGCTTGATGGTACATTCGATTCCGATCCGGATGTGTCAACGTGCTTCAGCGTGAACCTTAAGAGTGGCGCTGTTGCAGCTCCGGGTTACACTGGTACTGCGGTTTGGGACGCTTTGCGTACCCACGCTGCTAACAACAACCGTATTGCCCTTTGTGCTTTCACCCTGGGTGATTCGTCAGCTACGGCTAAGACCAGCGTTTCATCGTACTACTCTGACGCAAACGCTAAGTGCATGGCTTTCTACTGGCCACACATTAAGGTTACTTCACCTAACTCTGCTGAGCTTGCGACGGGTGAGTCAACTGTTACGACTTCCACGATCAACATTTCTCCGGAAAGTTACGCTGCGGCTGCTAGAGCTAAAGCGGTTGATGCGGCGGGCGGTCCGTGGCGTGCCGGTGCCGGTGTGATTTCTTCAGCGGTAGGCATTTCTGATCTTTATCAGGACGTTACTCCTACCACTGCTGAAACTCTCGATAAGGCCAGAATCAACGCTATCCGCAAGGTAAATAACTCAATCCGTGTGTATGGTGCCCGGTCGGCTTCTAACGATGAGACCAACTGGCGTTACATCACTCAGCAGGACACAATGAACTACATTGTGATCGGTATTGAGGATCGTATGGAACGGTTTGTTTTCTCCACGATTGATGCACGAGGCAACCTCTTTGCAAACATTCGTTCTTCAATCAAGAACTTCCTTCAGCCGATCGCTCTTCAGGATGGTCTGTATGCTGCGTTTGATATTGAAGGTGCACAAATTGATCCGGGTTACACGGTTTCGGTTAATGCCACCAACAACCCCAACTCGCAGCTTGCGACTGGTCTAGTTAAAGCTACTGTTGGTGTGCGTGTTTCTGGCGTGGCTGATTTGATTGACATTGTGGTCACGAAGAGCAATCTGAGTGATCCTCTAGTTTAAGGAGATATGATTAATGGCTAAAGCAACACAACGGCAAATTGTCGCTACGATTGAGCCTAGTGACGGCAGTACTGCTCCCAACTTTAACAACGGGCAGTATTTCACTACCGTAAGCGGTGGTGAGATTAGCGCTGCTGTTGAAAAGGTTTATGACGGCGGTAAGATTCATCCAGAGGTCCTTTGTGCCCCATCTGAAATCGGTGACATTACTGTTAGCCGGTTTGCTACAGATGATATCGAAGACTACTCTGACCTTCAGGCATTAAGACAGCTTGTTGGTCGTGCGTACTACGACATTAGCGTTTTCACACTGGATTGTGACCTTCAGGTTCCGGGTTCTGAGCGTAGCTATGCGAAGTGTCTGCTGGTGGGTCTGACTGAGCCTGACGGTGACGCTTCTTCTGGCGCTCCCGCTACTCTTTCTATGACTTTCTCAGTTTCATCTGTGGGTCAGGGCACCTGATAAATACGTTATCTAGTTCAACTTAAACTAGACACTTGAGAAAGAGCGTCACCTTCGGGTGGCGCTTTTTCTTTTTTATTTTGCTTGACTGAGTGTGTAGGTTTTGGTAGTGTAGGTAGGCAAGTTATTCTCTAGCAAAGGATTATCGAATGACTATTCCTGTTACAAGTAGCAGGGTGAACGTGAAGGATCTTCACCCGAAGTTTAAGGCCCGTCTGGAAGCGTTCTTCGCTGATCAGCGTATTGCGGGCAAGGTTGCTGTTGTGTCTGGTGTCCGCACCTATCAGCAGCAGAAGTACCTGTATGATGGCTATAAGCGCCGTAGGCCCGGTTTCAATCTGGCAGCTAACCCTGACCGCATCAACCGTGCAGGCTTCCAGGGTTCATATCATATGAGCCAGCCAAAGTTTGATGGTTACGGTTATGCGGTTGACTTCCGTATTATCAAGAAGGGCGCTATCTCTACCTCACAGGTAAACAAGATTGCTGAAGAGTACGGTATTCGTAAGACCGTGGCTTCGGAGTGGTGGCATCATCAGCCGTGCCGTGTTAGCGGTTCTAAGATGGAGTGGTTCCCTGTTAAGGGTGAAATCAAGGTTCCTAAGGAGGCTTCTGTTAAGTCTGAGCTGGCTAAGGCTTTTGAGTTTATCGTTGCTTGTTTGCAGACTGTGGTGCGTAAGGGCGACAAGGGTCCAGTTGTTGAGTTCCTTCAGAAGCTGCTTGACAAGAATGGTTACAAGTTGACTTCTCGTCCTCGTAAGAACTCTGGCGTTGACGGTGACTTTGGTCCGAAGACTGTGCGTGCTGTGAAGCAGTTCCAGCGTGATGAGGGTCTTGCTGCTGATGGCGTTGTTGGTCCGAAGACTTGGGCAGCGCTGGCTGACTGAGTAGATTAAATAAAGAAAGGCTAATAATGGCTGATGAAGTGATTGAGGTAGCTGGCGCTACTCCTGCTAAGGCGGAGCCAACGTCAGGCAAGTCAAGCAAGCGAGTGTCTGTTCTTGACATGCTTAAGGACGAGATTTCTCGTGAAGTGACTCGTCCTGAGGTTGAGATGGACGTTCCGGAGCGTAAGGGCGTGTCGGTACGTTTCTCTCCTAACATTACGAATGAGCAGTTGAAGGCGTGGCGTCGTAACTCCACGAACCGCAAGACTGACGAGCTGGATTCAATCAAGTTTTCTTGCTACGTGATTGGTAACACTGTGTCAGGAATCTATTTTGATGATGAGCTTGTTTTGGATGATGAGGGTAACGCTATCACGTTTGCTTCTCCAGTAGTGATGGAGATGACTGGTACTGATCGTCCGTTGCCTGACGCTATCCGTGCGTTCTATGGTGTTGATCCACATCTTGAGAATGTTGCTTTGAAGATTCTGGATTTTGCTGGGTATGGGGATGACGTTGATGCGGAGGACCCTACGCAGGGCTAGTTGATAGACTAGCCGACGATCCACGTATTAAATCTTCGGCTAGGTTAGCTGAGGCTTTTCATTGTGATCCGATTCAGATTTTGGATTCGGATTTGGATGAGTGGTTGATTAGGATGGCTGCTGCGCAGGCGTTGTCAGCAGATCATGAAGCTAGAGAAAAAAAGAGAAGAGGTAGCACTGGTGGCTACTGACAGCCGGGAATTTCTATAGAATAATAGAAGTTCCTGGCTTTCTCTTTTTGGGGGAGGTGCTTTATGCCTGTTCAAGATAGTGTAGTTATTAAGGTCGATGTTGATGTTGATGGGATGGGCGAACTTACCGTCCTAGAAGAACGCTTTGATCGCTTAGAGAAAAAAAGTAAGAAATTTTCTAAGCGGATATCTGAGTCTACTAAGAAAATTAACGAGACTAGTGACTCTCTTGATAGAACCAATAAGAATTTAGATGCTCACGATAAGCGAATGAATCGTGTTAATCATTCGCATCGCCGTTTTGCAAGGACGTTGAATAGAGTAACTGCTCCTCTTAAAAAGTTTATGATGACTTTATCTAAGCTGTCTTTCGTTGCTTTAATTGGTCAGATCGGTTTGTTCACGGTAGGTTTGTTGGCTGCTAAACTGGCCTTGATAACTGGTAGAGCTGCTGTTCAAGTTTATCAGGTAGCTTTGAAAGGTTTGTCGGTTGCGGCAGCCGGTGTAGCAACAGCAGTGTCTGTTGCTGCGGCAGCTTTACGTCAGTTTAATGAAGCGATGCTTATCCCGTCTGTTGGGGGCGGCATGACTCGTCGTGGTGCTCAAAACTCAGCTTTGCTTAGCCGTAGCCTTGGTTCTAGAACAACAGGTCTTCTTGGTGGTGAAGCCACAACCGCCCTGTTGGCAGGTCTCGCAAAAGCAGGAGTTTCACCGACAGCCTCGGGTGGTATCGCACGTCAGCTCGTTAACCTGACCGGCGGAGACGCTGCAGCCGTTCAAGCAATTGCAAAAGCAATCGGTTCTAAAGACTCTGCAGAATTACGTTCAGCACTCAGTGGTGCTGCCGGGTTCCGGTCAGGGTCTTTACAAGAGGGTCTTTCAACAAATCAGCTACTGGCTGCACTTTCCAGCGGATCTATCGTATCTGAAAATTATCGGGGCGTAGGCGCTGGACTTGCCGGTACGTTTATCGGTACGGCTAAAACAGAATTTTCAGGCATGAAGAACATGTTTGCGGATATGGGTCAGCCGCTTCTGAACCCGTTCCGTGACGCAATGATGGACATGGCCAGGATTATTCGTGAAAACTTCGTGGGCATGTCGCTACTTATTCAACGTTTTGGTGCGGATTCGTTCGCCCCCACGTTGGTCACTCTTGTTGAGAAAACGATTGACTTCATTCGGAGTAACATCTTTGATCATCTTGAAAACATTGAGCAGATGGGTGAAAGCTTCGTAGGATTCTTCCGGAGTGTGCGTGATTTCTTCCGTGGTATTGGAGCGTTCTTGGTTCAGTTTGAGCCTGCTGCTGATGTGGTTATTGAGATGTTTAGGGCCATGGGCGCTACGGGTGGCGGTCGTGGTTTGTTTAGGTCGTTTAGTGATTTGGTTGTTAAGAACGCTGAGGCTTTCCAGACGTTTGGTGCGTCTATTGGTAACGTGTTTGGCGCTATTTTTGATTTGTTGAAAGCGGGTCAGTCAGGGTTCTTTGGTAAGTTAGATTTGTTTTCAGATATTATGAATCGGGTTGCTTCTGATTTTATTCCGGCGATTGGTAAGTTTTTAGAGGCGTTGATGCCTATTTTAGAGCAGCTTCCTAATGCGGTGTCTGGTTTAGCTGCTGTTTTGAACGATATTGTTGCTCCTGTTGTTGGTCATCTTGCTAGGGTTATTGGTGCTCTTATGGGTATTGGTAAGATTGGTGGTGCTGCTGGCGGTTTGGGCCTGTTGGGGTTGTTCCTGGGCTTGAAGAACCCTATGGCTGTTGGCAAGTTGATTAAGAACCGTGTTGAGATTGCTGAGGGTGCCCGGAGTGGGGTTAACTTTTTGACTGGTACGAGAAACGGCACGATGCTTATGGGTGGGTCGATTGGTCTGATGGGAGGGTTAAACACTCTTCAGTCGGGACCAAGTGGCGGTAACACAGCAGCCATGATTGGTGGCGGCGTTATGATGGGTTCTTCGTTTGGACTGCCGGGTATGGCTGTTGGTGCTGCGGCTGGTTTGCTGGCTGCTTCCATAACTGGCATTTTGGGTGAGAACGCTCGGGCAGCTCGTGCTGAAGATGCTGTTTCTGGTGCGGTACTTTCTTTACGAGATATGTCTTTGGGTGGCGGGTCTTTCGCAGATTTTAGGGCTAGGCGGGAAGAGGGTCGTGCCCTTCGGCAAAGTTACAGAGATTTGATAGATACGACGGAGAGGGACATTGTTTATAATGATATCTTGTTTGGTGAGACTAGAGGTAACGGAGGCGGCGGCTTTTTTGAAAAGCTCAATTACTTTGTGAACGATACTGTAAGCTTTGGTAATTCATTTTACGGTGAAGAGCGTTTCTTCTTTGATAGAGAGTCTCAAGCAGCGAAAGACCTGACCGCATTTTTCCAATCACAAGGCAAAGATTTATCAGTACTTAACGATCAAGAATTTTATGATGCCTTGACCGGAGTGGGTCCTCTGGGCCAAGAACTTAAACGTACGTTTGAGATGTGGGAAGAAGAAAGCCTTAACTTTGAGTCGAACCTGCAGATGCTGAAACGTACGACACAGATGACAAGTGAGGAAATTGAGTCTGTTGCGGACTCGTTGGGGATTGATTTAGCTGATGGTTTGATGAACGCTGCAGGCGCTACTGCCGTTTTTGCAGCGCAGATGCTTCCTTTGATTGACAGAAACCGTGCGTTTTTCCCTAGTTTTTCTACTTCACCGTTGGGGCAGGCGGAAGCTAGAGCCACGGCGAACGCAGCGTTTACTACGTTAGCTAATGCTGATAAGTTAACTGTTGACTTGGTTCGTGACGCATTTGAAGCGTTTGCGGCGTATGAAGTAGTCATGGGTGTGTCTCCTGACGTTGCAGGCTTTTCTTCAAACTTTGAGCTTATGGAACAAGTTATGGGTCACTTGTCTACAGATAATCAGGAGACGCTTATGGCGATGCTGGCGTCTGGTACGCTTGAATCAGCTACCGCTATGAGTCAGGCTTACGCTATTCCGTTAGAGCGAATTATGCAGTTTGCTGGAGATGACCGAATTATTGGGACACCGGGCACTGGCGAGCTTCGTGGTATTGAGACGTTTCTTGCTGAACGGTCTGCGATTCGTGGGGCACTTAATCTTAGTAGTGGTTTGACTGGTTCTGAAAGATTTGCGAGTCTTGAAGATGCAGGGGTTGCTCCGACTGGTAAGTCTAATTACGCTATCAGGAAAGCTTTGCTCGCTGAATTGGGGATGAGCGGCTACGACGCCGTGCGGTTCAGTACAGCAGACTTGTTTACCCAAGTAGAGACCGCCAACGCAGGTGCCGACACTAGTGCTATTCTTCTTAGGTCTCTAGCAGAGTCAGGTTTCTTCGATATGGATGAGACGTTGGATAATGAGAGAAATATTTCGCTTGCAGCGATCGCTGCAGATATTAATTATCTTAGAACAGAGGGAATTACTGTTACTGATGGCACGTTTACCCTTGAGCGTGGTGGAGTTGCGCTTTCGGCTATAACTGGCGCTACATAAAGAGGTGACTTATGTCTATTTTGCAACAAAAAGTAGTTGACATAACAAATCAAATAGATATTTTTGACACGATGGATTACCACTCGGTGAATCCTGGCCGTGCCGTACTCAAACCGTTTCAGCCTACTAAAACGCAAACAGACGATGAAGGTGCGACTACTACGGTAAATGTTGGTCCTTTTAATTATAGTCTTCCGGACGGCACAACGTGGGAAGACTTTCAGGTAGAGTTTCCGTATGGTCCTCAGAATATACAGTTTGATGAGTACGCTGGTGTTACGAAAAAGGTTCCGAGGCCCGGAAAAGCTCCTTTGCTTGTTTTTGAGAACCCGTCGTTGAAGACGGTTACGTTTTCGGCCCTCATTGCAGATAAAGTAACCGGTGGTTGTGATCCGTTTCCTGTTATTGAGATCTTAGATAAGATTGAGCTTATTGCCGCCAACTCGATCCCATGCAAGTTTGTGTATGGAGTTTCGGCGGTTCCATATAGTGTAACAATCACCAAGTTTTCGTTCACCACGAATCGTAGAGACCTTGATGGTAATCCTACGCAGGTTTCTGTAGATTTGCAGTTGACAGAAACGCCGCTGTATGACCAGAGGATTGTCGAGTTAGCGGCAATCACGTTTACTCCTAACGCCCCTACCCCTATTGGTTCTGCTCTTCCTCCTCCGGGAGAAGGTGGCGAAGGAATTACGATTATTGTGGACAGCCAAGCGTCGGTGATTCTTGACCGTCTTGTTCCAGATGCCGATATTATCGAACCCGACGAATAATACTGGATTGCTTGTTTTTAAGTAGGTAGAATACTATCATGACTATTTCTGCAGCTTTCACAGACAATGAGTATCTGTATATTGGTGAAATTGGTGATGAAACCGTTCTTGTTCGGGAATCGGTATTGTCTGCTCAGTTTGATATGTCTGCTCGAATGGTTAGCGAGCTAAAGCTTCATGTTTATGATCCCGGCTTTAAAATGCTTAATAGTAATTACTTCATGATTGGTAGACGTGTTGCGTTTGTTTTGCCTGCTACTTTAGAGATCGAAGACAGGGATGGCGATGATGTTACTATTTCAGTCAAGACGGTTGATTTTGAAATTGCTGCTGTATCGGCGGAGCACGGAGCTAATGACACGGTAAGAATTACTGCTCGTACTCGCAGGCTGCAGCAAATGCGTAGAGAAAAGGGGCAAGAGTCGTTTGGGCGAATTTCTCCTACAGCCTTTGCAGCGGCAACGGCTGCTAAGTTTGGTTTAGAGTTTTTTGGCGAAGATACACCGGTTGATGGTAATATCGTTCGAGAACAAAATGAGCAGAAAGAAGAGTCAACATACGACGTTCTTACTCGTTTAGCCCGAGATGCAGAGTTCATGTTTTTTGAAGCTAATGGTGTACTGTTTTTTGCTTCTGAAGAATTCATTCTAGACCGGCAGCCTTCTATCGAAATCAATGTTCCATCTAACGAAGATGACCCGTTTTTTGCAGCAAATCTGACTGTTCGTAGATCTGCTGACAGTACCAATTCGGCAGCGACCTGCAATGTCAATTTGTTAAAGTCTACGTCATCAATCACTGTGTTTCCGGGTTTGGGTGTGACAATTAAAGGTTTAAATAACTTTGATAAAAAGTTTATGGTTGATCGAGTAAGTTACGATACAACAAAATCAGGGTTTGTTAGTATTTCTGGTACGTGTCCTGAAGATTCTGACGATATGCAGTGTGAGATTCAGACGTTTGCTGAGGGTTCTCGTGGTGAGTGTGTTAAGCGTATTCAGCAGGCAGTAGCTGCTTCGTATAATGGTCGGAAGCAGGTAACAGTCCAGCTGACTGCTCAAGAAATCGAAGGGTTAACAAGCATCGGCGTTAACTTGATCAACACATCTTATGTTAAGACAGTGAACTATCGTTTAGCGATTGACGGCGTTTTTGGACCACAGACAGCAAGAGCTGTACGAAAATATCAAGAACTAAACGGATTGCCGGTTACCGGTGTGATTGACGCTGACGACTGGGCAATGATTAAGGCGGCATTGTGAGAAGAACAAGTTTTAACACATCTGCAAGTTCAAGTGTCCCCCGTAACGGTATTTTTCGTGCCACGGTTGTTTCGGTTGGTGATGATGACTTGCTAAGGGTGAAGATCCCTAAGCTTGGTTTGAATAACGTGTACGAGGGTGTTCCGTATGCGGGTCCTACGCCTGCTGCCGGGGATCTTGTGTTTGTTGGGTTTTTGGAGGGCAAGTCTGGTTCGTTTGTTGCGTTTACGGGCGTGGCCGATTCAGGAAATACTGGTGACCCTGCAGGAGACATTACTTCGGTTACTGCCGGTATAGGTATTAGCGGCGGTGGGACTTCTGGGGACGTTACCGTAGATTTTGAACCAAGCGAACTCACAACCGTAACATTAGCGTACGACGACAAAGTAGTCATCAGTGATGATAGCGACAGCGGCGAACCCAAACTTGTCCCTATCTCTGAAGTGATCACAACTGCGAATGGTGACGGCGGCGAACCTATCGGCCATGAAGATAAATCTGAGAGCGTTATCTCTTTTGATTATTCCACGAGAACTTTCACTATTGCTCCCGTAGGTGATAGTTATGTGGTTTGGTGTGCCGGTCAGAAGTTTGTTAAGACTGCTCCTGAGAGCGTAGTTATTGGCAGTTCTTCAGATTTGTACTACATTTCGTTTGACGCTGACGGCGTGTTGCAGGCTACTACGACATTTTACCAGTGGGATTCAGAAACCCCCACTGCCTACATTCACTACAACTCTGGTGAGCCTGCTAAGTACATGCTGTTTGATGAGCGGCACGGTATTGTTTTGGATTGGCAGACGCACGAATATCTGCATCGAACCCGTGGAGCGGCGATTGCTAATGGCTTCGACGCGTCCAATTTTGATGTTTCTACGAAAGATGGAAGCACTGACGATCAGGCGTACATTGATATTGCTAATGGCACGTTCTTTGATGAGGACTTGCAGGTAGATATTGTTCATTCTGATACGCCCACGGCGAATACGTGGGAGCAAGATTTGCAGGGGCCTGCTCAGATTCCTGTGTTTTATCAGAGTGGTACTACTGGGTGGACTTATGACGCTCCGACTAACTTTCCTTTGAAGTATGGCGGCACTCCAAGGCCGACTTATAATTTGAACTCTGGCGGTACATGGAGCACTCCTGAGATCACTTCAAATAATTATGGTATTAGTTGGATCGTGGCAACTAATCAGTTGAATTATCCTGTGATTGCGATTATGGGTCAGGATTATTACACAAATGTGGGTGATGCTGAGGCGGTGACTTGGGATTCTATGGACTTGACTGATTTGCCGGTGGTTGAGTTGCGGGTGTTGTATAAGGTTATTTATCGACAGTTTGGTTCGAACACTCCGGGCGCTTATTTTGTTGAGGTTGATGATTATCGTAGGGCGTTGTCGTCTGCTACGAGCACGGCTGCGGCTGTGGTGGATCATGGTAATTTGACTGGTTTGGGTGATGATGATCATACGCAGTATTTGTTGGTTGATGGTTCTCGGGCTGCTGATGAGTTGACGGTTACTGGTGATCTTGTGGTTGATACGGACACGTTGTTTGTGGATGCTTCAACTGATCGTGTCGGTATCGGCACCACGACGCCTGCTACAGCTCTGCATCTTTTTGCAGGTGGCGATACAGTCGATCAGCTTAGGATTTCGTCTACAGGCGGCACGCTTTCAGAGTATGGATTCATTGCCCCTGATGCGTCTACGAACTCAGTAAGGTGGGGCTATTGGACGGGGAGCGGGTTCGGAAACAATCACTTTGAGGGCAATGTTGGCATCGGCACAGGTTCGCCGTCTTACACGCTGGACGTAAATGGCACAGGCAGGTTTACGGGGAACTTGACGTTGGACGGCGACCTGACTGGCACGTCAAACACGAACTTCTTTGTTGGCAACGACTCAAACGAACGCATCTTGTTCCAAGAGTCCAGCAACCAGATTTTCTTCTACGTCAACGGTGCGTACCGTGCGTACTTTACGAGCGGCGGCGACTTCATTCCGTATGCCGACTCAACGTATGACTTGGGAACGTCGTCAGTTCGGTGGGCGCAAACGTATTCTGATTACTTCAGGGGAAGTAACGGTAGTGCAAGTGTGCCAGTGTTTTCGTTTGCTAACGACACGAACAGCGGCGTGTATCGTGTTGGCGCTGACCGTCTTGGGTTTACCACGGGTGGCGCAGCCCGCATGTATATCCAGAACAGTTCGACGGGTTTGAGCGGCAACAGCACCCGTGCCTTCTCGGTGAAGGCCAGCGGAGCGCACGAAATGTACCGCACGTCTACTAGCGCTACAGACGGCATCCTTGCTCTCTACTCTGACAACGGTTCAACTGCCGACCTGCAATGGCTTGTGTACGGCGACGGTGACACCGCCTCCGACACGGGCGTGTACGGCAGCATCTCCGACAACCGTCTGAAGACGAACATCGTTGCGTACAAAGACCCGACCGACGATCTCATGGCGATCAACGTCATCAAGTACGACCTGTCCAAAACCTCAACTGGCATTGACGACAACGGCGACCCGATCATCGTGGATCGGGACGAAGCAACAACGATGACGGGTTGGGATGCCCAGCAGGTCCAGACCGTCAAGCCTGGGTTTGTGAAGCTAGATGCTGAGCGAGGCATTCTGTCGGTGAAGTCGTCGGTGTTTGTTCCGTTGCTGCACCGTGGCTTCCAGGCCCATGAGGAAAAGATTGCGGCGCTTGAGGCTCGTATTGCTGCGCTAGAGGCACAGTAACGCCACGTTTATGGAAACAGGGTTGCTTCCGTAACCAATATGCAATACAATATTGGAAGCAATCAAAGGAGCTACATATGTTTCCCAAAACACTTACCCTTGTCGCAGCGCTACTGCTTTCAGGGTGTGCTGCCGATGACCCGTTAGATATTAATGATCCTGAGCCGCAGGCACTGTCTGTTGTCATGGTTGAAGAAGCTGAAGAGCCTTCACCTACACCACGCCGAGTTGAAGACTATTCGTCTGTAGCGCCCGTCGATTTGACCGCTTTACAGCCAGTTATTGAAGTTGTGCTAGATGAATATGCGTGGGGAAGCGGAGATAACGTAGAAGCCCTACAGGACATCTTGGGGGTCACGGCAGACGGTCAGTACGGTCCTCAAACTCAATCCGTCCATATTGAACTGTTAGAGGGTATGGGTTGGAGTACCGATAACGTTCCTGACGCTCCGGCTGTAAGTTCAGGAGCATCTTCAAACGCAAACCCTACTCCGCAGTGCACTGAATGGTGGGATGTGGCCCGTTCTGCAGGTTGGGCTGAAGAAGACCTGCCGAAACTCGGGCGGATCATGTACAAGGAGTCTACTTGTCGGCCAGGGGCTATTAGCCCTACGAGAGATTATGGTTTGACTCAGATCAACTGGGCCGCACACGGAAGCCGGTTGACTGGTCTTGGTATCACTCGTGAAGATTTGCTTGACCCATACACTAATCTGGTGCAAGCCAAGTACATTGCTGATTCGGCTGCTAGTTGGGCTGGCTGCAAGTGGCAACCTTGGCATATGAGTGGCAGCTGGTGCGGGTAATGTGTTATAATACTTGTGTAGTCTATTTTGGAGTGTGTCATGGCTAGAAAGAAAGCTGTTAAAAAAACTGCGCCTGCTAAACCGGCGCCCCCGGCTTTTCCAGGCCGTGCTTTGCATGAGAACCTGAGATCGGATGTTGTGCGTCCTGTTCAGAACGTTTTGGGTATTAAGGCGGACGGCTGGTATGGTCGAAGGACTCTGGAGGCTGTCGCTGCTTTTCAGTCAAAGAGCGGCCTTCAGTGTACGGGTATTGTAGACAAGATTACTTGGGACACCTTGTTCCGCTGAACAGCTACTAGGGAATAAACGAATAGTGCGATTCTTTTACAAAGCCGAGCTTGACAGAGTAGTTGACGGTGATACCGTTGATCTAATTATTGACTTGGGTTTTGACGTTTTCCACAAAGTAAGAGTTCGGCTGCACGGGGTCAACGCTCCCGAATCTAGAACCAGAGATCTAGAAGAAAAAGCGCTAGGACTAGCAGCTAAAGACTATGTGTCGAACTGGCTGAGCGAAAGCGACGAAATCTATATCCGCACGATGAAAGACGGTAGCGGAAAGTATGGTCGCATTTTAGGGTATATTTACAACGACGAAGATATGACTAGTTGTCTGAATGCTGACATCATTTCAAATGGCCACGGCGTCGAATATTTTGGCGGCAAACGGTAGCCTTGACAGTCGATTATAACCACTATAGAATAGCGACATGGATAAGAAGACAGTAACTGAAGCGGTTAGCAACCAGATCCGTAAGCAAGGATCTGATGATGTTACCCGTGCTTTAGATTTGCTGATTAATAAGAACGGCGTGTTCAGGACCGATGAGAAATGGGTCCATACTGCTTTGCGTCCGCTTATTGATCGTGGCTACGTTAATCGTGATGGCGCAACACTTACGATCGGTAGAGACTTTGAGAGTCTCCTGATTAGCCTTGCTGACGCAGATCTGGGAACCTCTAAGCTACTCAGCGGGTACCGCAGGTTTGTTGCTTCAAAGGTTGAAGAATATGATGTGACCGAGTTTACGGTGCTTGAGAAGATGAGTGCTATCCCGACCACTGATGAGAAGATTATCTACCTGACTAGTGTTCTTGCTGACACGTTTGCTAAGCTTGATGTTGCTTTGGAGAAGACAGCGTTTCTTGAGGGTAAGTTGGCCGAGATGGACATTTCTTTGTCCGTTATGGAGTCTGTGACTTTCGATGAGGATTCTGACAGTTAATGCGAGAGTGCTTGTTACCGTGCTAGAGAACCCTAATCTTACACAGCAACAGATTGCTGACAAAGTAGGAATTAGATATCAGCATGTTTGGCGGGCACTAGATCGACTTGTTCAAGAAGGCATATTGGAAAAAGAAAGAAAGAACCGGAGAACGTTTTTTTCTGCGGGAAGCAAATTTTACGAACTAGACGACATTAAACGACTGAGAGCTTGCCTTTCACAAGTAGATGCGTTAAACTGAAAGCAGTGATTCAAATGGCAAAAATCTTATACTACGATATCGAGACCGCACCGAACCTCAGTATGGTGTGGGGACAGTACGAGCAGAACGTGATTGCGCACGAGCGGGAATGGTATATGCTTTGTGTTTCGTACCGTTGGGAGCATGAGAACAAGACACATGTGACTTCTCTTGTTGACTTCCCTTCCTTCTACAAGAAGGATCCAGAAAACGATTTCCCTGTCGTTAAGAAGCTGTGGGAACTGTTTGACGAAGCTGATATTGTGATCGCACACAACGGCGATAGGTTCGATATGCGTAAGGCTAACGCTCGTTTTGTTGCCCACGGCTTAGGTCCGGCTTCTCCTGTTAAGTCTGTAGATACTTTGAAGGCCGCTCGTAGGTACTTTATGTTCAACAGTAACAAGCTGGATCATCTGGGCGATCATCTAGGTGTTGGTCGTAAGGTTTCTACGGGAGGGTTTGAAACTTGGGCAGGCTGTATGCGTGGCGACATGAAGTATTGGAAGTTGATGATTAAGTACGCTAAGCAGGATGTTGATTTGCTCCGCAAAGTTTACATGAAGTTGCGTCCTTGGATGACGAACCACCCGAACCTTAACGTGTATGATGGTGGACATAACTGCCCGACTTGTGGCTCTAGCAAGCTACAAAAGCGAGGTGTACGTTACACCCAGGTCGCTACGTATCAGCAGTGGCAGTGCAACGACTGCAAGTCGTACAGTAGAACCCGAGTTTCTGAACAGGTCGAACGTCCCTCAATCGTCCCGTAATAATATGACACTTGAAGAAGATCTTTACGAGTCCGTGCCCGATAGGCTGTATTATGATCGTAGCTACACGACATGGTACGCCTGCTACGACAGTGACCTGTGTGTACTGACAAACAGTACGGGTACTTTAGAATCGTTCTGCTATTCGTCTAAGAGCGAGTACAGAGACGTGCGGAGGACAATTGTAGAAGAATACGACCTTAAGCAGGTGAAGCAAACATATGTTGAAGATGACTGAAACTGAAGGACTTTCTTTCGAAGATGTCCTTATTGTTCCTCGGTATTCGGAAGTTCGTAGCCGGTCAGACGTAGATTTGTCTACTCGTTTAGGCCATGTTGATATGCGGATTCCTATAATCGCTGCCAACATGGATACTGTTTGCGGGCATGAAATGGCTGGAGCTTTGGATCGTTTGGGAGGTTTCGGTGTAATTCACCGCAACATCCCTCTGAAGACTATGGATCCGCTAGCGTCCCGATTTGGTTGTGTGGCAGGTAGAACTAACCGCACTGCTGTAGCGTTTGGCGTCAACGACGACCTTGATACGGTAATTAGAGAGGTCAACAATTGGCGAACTAAGATCGTTGTCCTAGATATTGCCCACGGCCACAGCGCTCACGCATTGGACGCTATCCACTACATTAAGGATCAGTTTGATCACGAAGTGACGATTGTCGGTGGTAATGTTGCTACCGGTCAGGGTGTTGCTGACTTTGCTGAAGCTGGTGCTAATGTCGTTAAGGTCGGTATCGGTCCGGGCGGTGCTTGCTCGACCAGGGTTGTAACAGGTGTTGGCGTTCCGCAGCTAACTGCTATTGCTGATTGTGCTGAAGCCGCCGACGCCTATGATGTGCAGATTATTGCTGATGGCGGTATTAAGACTCCAGGCGACGCTGCTAAGGCGCTCGGTGCTGGAGCGGATGCCGTCATGATTGGCAACATGTTTGCAGGCACCGACGAGGCCCCAGGCGAGATCATGGAAGTTGACGGCAAGAAGGTAAAGGCTTACCGTGGTATGGCTTCAACAGCCGCAGGCTCTGACTACCCCGAGGGCGTGTCAGGCTACGTTGACTACAAGGGCAGCGTTGAATCCATCGTTGAAGGGTTGGAGCGAGGCATTAAGTCTACTTGCAGCTATGTGGGAGCGAAGAACATTCTTGAGCTTCATAACAACGCTACGTTTATGAAAGTTTCCAACGCCTCCTTGCGTGAGTCCGCTCCGCACGATATGATTGTGGCATGAGTGAAGACACCTCCCTTACTTTGTTTGATGACTGGCTGCATGAGACGTATGTAGCTGATACATCTATCGGTAACGTCACGCTGGTAAGGTCTGACGACGATTTCGCTAATTTCAGAGACTGGCTGTTCAGTAAGCAGCGTCCTCTTGCATACGACATTGAGGCCACGGGCCTTGATATTTTCTCCACAACTTGGGAGATTAAGAGTATTCAGTGGGGAGATCAGGATGAAGCGTTTGTGTTTATTTGGAAAGAGCCGTGGTTTCAGCGATCTATTGATATCGTGATGAACGAGACCGATTGTAGGCTTCTGGCCCATAACGCCGTTTTCGATGCGTTGGGACTGGATCGCCACGATCACGTTGACGCTATCGAACTTTTAGATAGAACTTACGATACAAAGATTTTGTCGCATTTGGCTGATCCTCGTAGCCGAGTTGAGGGCGGGGTAGGTCACGGTTTGAAGAACCTTGCAGCGCATCATGTTGACAAGAGTGCTCCTGATTCGGATCAGGCTCTTAAGGATTTGTTTAAGCAGCAGAAGTGGTCTGTTAAGGAAGGTTGGCGAAACATTCCTGCAGCACATCCGACGCTGGTTCACTATGCGGGCACGGACGTTATTTTGACGGCTCGTTTGTTTCCTCATTTGCGTAAGGAGATCAAACGTCAAACTATGGACCATTTGGTCAGGTATGAGCATCAGATTCTGAAGCTTGTGGCCGACATGGAGCGTCGGGGCCTGCGTATTGACGTCGGCTATGCCGAGCAGCTTGTTGAGCAAATGAATGCTGAAGAGCAGGCCCATATTGATGTCGTTCGTTCGTTTGGGGTCGAAAACCATAACGCTACGAAAGATGTAGCTGAGGCTTTGACTAAGCTGGGGGTGCGGCTTACCGAAACTACTGCTTCGGGCGGGCTGAAGGTCGATAAGATGGTTTTGCAGTCTGTTATTGACGATGAGGACTCTGGTATGGCTGGAGAGCTTGCCCGTGCAGTTATGGCTGCTAAGAACAGTGCTAAATGGCGAGATAGTTACGTAATCGCTTCTCTTGCCAGTATGGACAGCAATTTGAGAGTCCATCCAAAAATGAACAGCTTGCAGGCACGGACAGGCAGAATGTCTTTGACTGACCCTCCGTTGCAGCAGCTACCGTCTAGCGGTGATGTTATACGTCGAATGTTCCTCGCAGAAGAAGGATGCCGGATGGCTTCTATCGACTTCTCTGGAGTTGAGCTAAGAGTTTTAGCTGCGCTTTCCCAAGACCCTGTTATGTTGCAGGTGTTCAAAGAAGGTGGCGATCTGCACCAAACCACCGCTGACAACACGGGAGTTACCAGAAAGATCGCTAAAACAGTTAACTTCGGTAAGGTTTACGGGGCAGGTCCCCAGACACTTTCTAGACAATCAGGGCTTTCAGTTGAAGAAGCCCAGAAAGTGTGCGACTTGTTCGACAGTACCTATCAGGGCGTGACCCGCTATGCACACCAGCTAGCTCATCCTGTTAAAACCGGCAAACGCAACTATGTTATTACACACACGGGCAGGAAGCTTCCTGTAGACGCTGAGAGGCCCTACGCTGCCCTCAACTACTGCATTCAGTCCACGGCCCGAGATGTTCTTGGTAGAGCCATGGTGAAGCTGTACGAGGCCGGTTATTGGGACTATGCTTTGCTTCCTATCCACGATGAGATCTTGTTTAGTTTCCCTGAGGAAACAGCTGTGGAGATGTGCAGGGAAGCTGGTGTAATTATGGAGATGATCCTCAAAGATGTACACATTTCTACTGAGCCTGATCTTGGAGGAGAGTCATGGGGCACACTATATACAGAAGGCGAACATGAAGTGATTGAGTTGACTGACGACGACCGCAAGAAGTATGGTGACGAGACTTTACGGAAGGCACTTTTTGAGTCACCGACTTACGAGTTTTAGGCTCGTATTACTTACAAAACCGGCGACTTACTAGCATTTCTTCAAAATTATTCGCAAAACTTGGCGATGTGGGGTTGTGTCCCCGTTTGATCGGTGCTAAAGTCTCCGACATCTTCCGCAAAGCGCAGAAGATACCGTATATCCCAGATGAAAGGCAGCTATATGGCTGGATACACTCTCAGTTCAAAGCACAAGATTCTTACCCGTGAAGAAGAAATTGTGTTGGGGCGGGCAATTCAAGAAGGACTAGAAGCCGACCGGATTCTCAACGAATCCCACATCGAAGGCATCAGCATTGATCCCATGGAGAGGCGACGACTCAACGCAGCCGTTCGGGAAGGTAAGCGCTCCAAGGACACGTTCGTTTCACACAACTTGCGGCTAGCGATGGACACTGCAGCCAAGTACGCACGTTCACAGTCCCGCATGGAGTACGAAGATCTCATTCAGGAGGCCACGATTGGCCTTATGCGTGCGGCAGATAAGTTCGATCCTGAGCGTGGGTTCAAGTTCTCTACATATGCTACGTGGTGGTGCCGACAGGCTTGCCAGCGTGCCATAGCGAACCAGGGCCGTGCTATACGTCTGCCTATGCATGTGGAGGCTGATGTGCGTAAGCTTGCTGCTGTGGTTGAGGAGTTTGAGTCGAGCCGTAGCAGTTTCTCGATGTATGAGATTGCCGATTATCTGGATTGGGAAGACGATTATTTGGATGAGATTTGGGGTCATATGGAGAACACGAAGTTGGAGTCTTTGGATGTTCCGTTGAGCGAGGAGAGCATGGTTTCGCATGCTGACACGTTGGTGAATTCGGATCAGATTGCGGTAGAGGACGCAGGTATTGAGGGCAGTTTCGCTGACGATATCATGCAGGCTTTGTCGATTCTGCCTGACCGGGAGTATGATGTGTTGATTAAGCATCATGGTCTTGCGGGTCAGGGTGCTCCGAAGACGTTGCAGGAGATTGGCGAGTCGATGGGTTTGACTCGTGAGCGTGTCCGGCAGCTAGAGGCTAAGGCTATTGCCCGGTTGCGGCATCCTTCTTCTGGGATTGCTTGGGCGTTTAGTCAAGAAAACGACGACTGAGGTTCCTGAAGATAACTAACACTTACCTTTGTTCTTGCCCCGGTAGGTATCAGTTTGAGCGTGGCAGTTTGGGCACAGGATAGTTAGGTTTTCTAGCCGGTTGTCCGTGTTGACACCGTTGATGTGTTCTAATTCGGTAGGGATTGGTTGCCCGTTCCATTCTGCCCGCTCACACTGATAGCACTTCTGCTGGAAAACTTCTTCAGCGAAAAGGCGATTCTTGAGATGATTAGTGTTGGTGTAACTGGAGTGTTTGACTAGAATTTCTTCCAGTGGTCTTTTTGGTGCCCATGTGTGGGTTTTACCTTTAAGGTGCCCTTGCCCTGTGAAATGCTCAATATCAATACCAAACGACTTGATATGGCTCTTGATGCTTTTGTAGTTGCCGCCAGTAGGTTGCAGGTTGAGTTCTTTAAGCACATTACGGATAGACATGCTACATTCGCAAGCATCCCGTAATTGTTGTTCTGTCCAAGTTCTAATTTTTGGCACCGTTTCTCCTTGACTTTGTTTGGGGACCTATGTTATACTCTAGCAAACGGCAAACACATTAGCCGCAACTCTCGCCCCCGTATTCCAATTGGCAGAGAAAGGGCGCTTAAAACGCCTACAGTGTGGGTTCGAGTCCCACCGGGGGTACTATGAACATATTTGTTGTTGAAACTGATCCGGTAGAAGCAGCGCAGGCTCTGTGTGATAAGCATGTGCCGAAGATGACTGTTGAGAGCGTTCAGATGTTGGTGTCTGCTCTTCGTAGACATGGTGCTACGGACGACGATGTGCCTTTGACTGCTAAGGGTACGCCGCATCGTGGCGGGTATGCGAATCATCCGAGTACCCGTTGGGTGGGCGAGTCGATCAGTAACTTTAACTGGCTTTTTGAGCACGCCTATGCGTTGTGTGAAGAGTTCAGTTTCCGGTTCAACAAGGAGCATGCTTGTTTGAAGCAGTTGGACAAGATTGTTGATTCGTCCCATCTTCTCCCTGACGGCGAGTTGACTGATATTGCGTTGGCTGTTGGTGGTGCATTCCACGAACGTCTTGGTTTTAAGCACGCTCCGATTGAGGAAGCCGTTGACATTTATCGTGAGTTTTATATAATAGACAAAGAATCTTTTGCCGTATGGTCAAAAGGACGCCCAGCACCGGCTTGGTGGTAAACTTCCTGAAAGGTTGGAAATGGAAACAAATATTGATCCTAATGCAATTGTAGAAGACCTGCTTGAGCAGATTAAGCAGCTAACGGCTGCTAACACGGTGTTGCGTGTGAACCTGAACACCGCTCAGCGTGCTATTGCTGAACTTCAGGCGCAGGCTGCTTCAGTTGAAGAAGAAACTCCGAAGGAGTCAGGTAAGACTGCCAAGTCGTGAGATAAGTACCCTGCAGCTTCGGTATACTAGAGATAAGTCTTGTAAAGGAGATTTCTATGGCTGCTGGAGCTTATGACATGGTGTGTGAGCAGGGTTCTACGTTTTCTCGCACTCTAACTGTAAAAGATAGTAACGGGGACGCACGTGACCTTAGTTCGTATACTGGCCGAATGCATGTTCGCCGCACTACAGGTTCTTCTACCACGATTATCGAGTTAACTACCGCTAACGGTAGAATTTCAACGAATAGTTCTGGTGAGATCGTGTTGTCTATCTCAGCTACTGACACCGCCGCTTTAACTGACGGGGGTGTTTACGACTTGGAGATTGAGGATAGCGAAGGCAACGTGGAGCGGGTTGTTGAAGGCATCTTTACGCTTGACTTAGAGGTTACACGGTAAGGTAAATTTTATGATTAACGAAGTAGAATGGCATGTTGATGGTCACCGCATTCTACTAAACATTAACAAGACAAATATTGATATTGCTCCCAGTATTTGCCCTCATGGTAACAGCGAAGATGCTCCTTGTTACCACGAGGGCATTTCTGGTTGTATGGTCAACTATTTTATTAACGTGTTTGGTTTAGAGTGCAATATTGGTACGGTTCCTGCTGAGTCAAGTCTTGAGATAGCGTGGGCGACGGTTGAGGATAACAAGTGGGAGATTGACTTGGTTGATTTGTGTGTCATTCCTGTGACTGATCCGTATTTTGTTGATTGGTTTAGTGAAGTTTCTTCAGACTAGTAGTTGTTAGCCTGTTTATTTTTTCGGTAGAATGTATATGAGGGCTTTTTGGAGGTAATGATGGCTTTTGTTATGTCTTACCCATTTAGTATGGATGCGGTTAACGGTCGCTTCAGTACGGTAAGTACGGATACTGACACGTACAAGGGTCAACAGATTTCTGCTTTTCTGAAGTCAAGAAAAAACGAACGAACGCTTATGCCTGAGTTTGGGATTACTGATCCGGCTTTTCATAAATTTGATGCCGCTGCGTTTACTTCAGATTTTTACGATTTCTACCCAAAGTCTATAACCTTGAAAGAAGTTAGTTTGTTGAAAAAGGGTGGAGTTGTTACTGATGCCCGAATTGAGTTTGGTTAGTGAGGTTCAGCCATGTCTTCTTCACCTGATGTAAGTAGCTACGTTGATTTAACTATTAACGATGAAGATCCTGTAGCCATTCTGAATGACATTCTTTCAAGTGCCCGTGGGCTACTGCCGGGTTGGTATCCCGAGGCGGGTCAGATTGAGGTTGTGCTTTCGGAGGCGTTCGCTAATCGTACGGCTCAGCTTGCTGCGACGATCAACCGGCTCCCTTCAGCGACCACTGAAGTTTTGCTTCAACTATTTGGCCTAACCCGAAGTGACGGTACAAAAGCTACTGCTACTATTGACGTAACCATGTTTGCTAGCGATACGTTGTATGCCGGTACGCTATTCATGTACTACGACCGGAACACAGCACGGTCTTACATTTTCAGACTTGATGCTGACTTTACTGGCACCTCGGGATCAGGTTTGGCTGTAACTGCAGAAGCTATCGGTGCTGCGTATAACTCTTCCACCTTAGTAGGTGAGTCTTTAGTATTGTTGACAGCTAACGACAATTTTTCTTCAGCAACATTTGCTACTAACCCGTCTGACGGTGCTGATGCTGAGACAGACAGCGAGTATTTTACGAGAGGTGCCACGTTACTGGCAAGCTACACTTCCGCTTCTACTACAGCTTCGCAGATCAAATATTATGTGTCGGCAAATAAGACGTACGCTAATCGGGTAGAAGTTTTCAATCGGAGACGTTACCGTGACCGTGATACTACTGCTACGGGCTACGGTACCCATGATGGTTATGCTCTTGTGGCTGTTGGCGGTAATGTGAGTACGGCAGCTTCTGCGACGGCGCAGGTCCCTGTTTCGGCTAGCAACTTGTTAGATTTGTATGACTCTCTTACGGCCCGAGTTGCTTCTGGTGTGACGATTGATGTGATGAGCGCTGAGCTTGCTTCGGTTAGTGTTACGGCTACTGTAGTTAAGACTTCAGGTGCGGTTGCTTCGACTGTGAAGACTGCTGTAGAGAATGCGATTAAAGCGCATTTTGATCCGAACCAGTGGGATTGGTCTGCGAACACGGTTCGTCAGAACGAGTTAATTTCGTTGATTGATGGCATTTCTGGCGTGGATTATGTTTCTGCTTTGACGCTTGATGGTCAGACGCTTATTGGTACGGATAACATTGGTTACTACACTGCTTCTGGCGGTACAGCAGCGTCTGCGACTTTGGTGACTTCAGGTGTAACCGACGCAACTTATGCGGTTGGTGAACTTGGCTTCTATTATGTAGACGCTGACGTTGCTACTCCAGTTGTGTATGAATTTGAAAATGCTGAGTCAATCGTGGTTTCAGGCGGGGCTGGTACCGGTGTCTTTGTAGCCAAAGCAAACGGGCTAGGGTACAACGACACTTCAAATAGCGGTAACGTAGATGCCGGTGCAACCTACCAAGGTACAGGAACAGTTGCTGCGGCTCTTGGAACCGCCACGGTATCTTCTGGGGCCATAACCGGTGGCAGTAACGACAGTAACACGTTTACGGTACTAAACGGTACAGGAGCAGTTGATAGTGACCTGACAGTTCGCAACCTTGGTACTTTGCTAACTTACGGCACGTTGAATATTACAGTTTCATAGTTGGAGTTCAGGTATGTCTCATAGGATTATTAACAGCCTATCATCGACTGAAGCTAACTTTGGTACTAGGCAATCAAACGATTACGGTGGGTGGGCGCTCAATTCGGGCACGGCTACGTTAAAATTTATTGCTAACCGTGGCTACTACAACAAATATGTTCCTGGCGATGAGTATGAGTCCACGTATATGGGCAACTCGTTGCAAGTTAAATCGACAACTTCGCAGTCTTCTGTGGTTATCGAATCGCCGTTTGTAGATTCAGTAGGCTCTCGAATTTATTTGATTAGTGTAGCGGTTGCTTCTAATGTCAACTCTGAAGCAACCTTGTCTGTAGATTATTACAGCTCCGAGTCGGATTCTTCCCCGACTGCAAGTTCAGAGTCAAAAACAATTTCTATAGAAGCGTATAGATACGCTAGACTTTACTTAGGTTTTGCGGCTGACCCCGACGCTACTCTGATGAAAGTAAAAATTACTTTTACTGGGCCAAGCGCTGGGAGCTTAGCTTCAGACGATATTATTACCTTGTATGATCCCGTTGTTTGTGAAGATCACTACACCGGTTATGGTAGAATTTCGTACTTGTTTTACACAGACCTGCCTGAGTTTATGCGTCTGGATGACGAGAACATTGCAAGCCTCGTAAAATCTCCACAGGTACCGGTTCCCTTAAAACGGTTTGTTGAATCATTGGCATACCCCGCAGACAATATTGCAGACACAGCCATTAGCTTCCAGTACACCCGTGCTACGGAGGGCACAGAAAGTAAATCTAAGCTGACCGACCCGGACACCGCTGATGCAGCGTATCTATTCTGGCTAGCATCAATTACCGCCACGACATTGCTTTCTGCTTCTTCGGGTTTCACTCCTTGGACAGCTTTAGAAGAATATGATGGTGATGCGGACACTAATCCTGGCGAATGGGAAGATATTGAAACGTTAGCGGACTGGCTTGCACTTCAAAGTTTAGACCCAGAATTTTTCGACACAATTCAAGGTTTCCGTGACCAGATTCGTACAGGGTTTTCGGGCATCAACGCAGGCCGTGCAGATACTATCGTAAGCTACATCCGTACCCTGCTCGACACAACAACACCAGACAATGCTGCTGTTGTTGTAAACAAAAACGCTATGGAAAATCCTTTCCAACTGAGTGTCCTTGTTGACCCCACAGTCGATCCTGACTCAGCAGGTAATTTTATTACTGACGCTCTAAACAGTAGCTTGTCTGCCGGGGCGTTTGCAACCAAAGTTTCTGAAGCAACCAACTCAGGTGATGTGTCTTACGACATGACAAGCCTGCTTTACCCTGCCACGCATTCTAATTCTGCTGCTGGCGGTGTAGACATTTACGGCAAATCTTTTGTTTCGGACGAACGTAACTTTGCTAGACACATTCGACTTAACGAAACGTCTTCAAATACTGTTGTTGAGATTGGTGGCGGCGTGGGCGACTCGCATTACAGCGCCGATTCACAATACTTCTACGGCGATATGTCCGGTTCAACTTACGGGTCGATTACGAGCAGCGATACAGCTACGTTAGATTTAGGTGGCTCGTCTGCAGGATACGATCTCGTTTTTGTTTTAACAGATATTACGTTGCCTTCTGCGGCGGTTGATACTGCTGGCGATGGCGGCAACACTCCTGCTGACTGGTTGTACCGTGAAAAATATCTTTTAGCGTGTGGTACTGACTCAAGCAGTTCGGACAATGACTGGGCTGTGTACTTAGTTTCAGGTCACACTTCTGGTCCTGACACGGACGTTCGGCTTTTGCTTGTTGACGGTTACGAGGCTGTCGGGGCATCGAACTATGCCGTGTCTGACCCGATTGATTTCAACAGCATCGGCGCTACAGGCCAGTACGTGTTGCGTGTTTCCAGATCAGCACTGTCGGCTAGTGACGCTACTGTGTCGTTCTATGCTCAAGGTTCGCTGTATGACGATTGGGAGTCTAACGCTGTTGGTAGTTCTACGTTCACGCCGGGTTCTGCTTCGGCAGGAGCAGGCGCTGGAATCCAAATTTTAGGCCAGCTTAACGCTACAGATGATTGGGCTGACGCTACACCAGTTTCTTGCGGCGTGAAACGTGTGCTTGTGTTTGACGCACCGATTTCGTTTACGGGTTCGTCTGATACTTCGTCTTCTGCTCACGCATATGTGGGCGGTGACGATGTTGATGATTTCGGCATGTATGTTTATTCGCCTACGCTTGATATTGATTTGTCTTCTGTCGATGTTTATGCTGATTCGTTTACGGTAGATGCCAGCGGGGGTGCTTCGGTTACGTTGACGGTTAATCAGGCGTCGTCTAATGATTTGGATGTTTTGGCTATGCGCCAGTTGTCGGGTGCGGACGTTTGGTATTTTGGGGCTGCTGCTTCTGGAGGCGATTCGCTTGCCATTGATGGACTTTCGGCATCTACAGCGTACAGAGTTATTCCGACAGTTGTTGATCCTTCAGATGGTTCTACTTCGACTGCTGCTTTTACTGATTTTACGACAGACGGTTCAGGCGTTCTCACTATTGCGGCGCAGGACGACTATGACGGTGCTTCAGCGCTCTACCAGGGAATAACTGTAACACAAATTGACGTTCAGCCAAGTGGTGGCGGGTCAAGCGTAGCGACATTCCTTCCCGATACGATCGCATCAACAGCGACCACAGGTGCCGACTCTGTTACGCCCGCTAACACGTGGACATTAACCAGAAGCTACCCTGGGTCTTCCAGCACAGCATACGCACCTAGCCAAGTAGTCGATCGTGACATTCTGCATGTCTACGAAGGCTCACCAAGCATGCACAACCCTCCGTCTCTCGAAAGCTACCACCCGTTCTCGGTACTGTTACAGGTGCGGCGTTTCTGGACCAGCGGAACATACGACATTTTCCGTCTCGAAAACGCCACCAACCAAGGTTTGCGTGTCTTCTACGACGACGGAGATATCAAAGCAACGTTTACGGACAACACCAACACCGAAACCGTCACGTGGACCGAAACCCCATCGTTTGGGGACTGGCATTGGTTAGTCGTTCGTAGAGACCCCGCTAACGGCCTAGAACTAATCGTAGATGGTACTTCGGAGTCAACAGCAACAGCAGCGGTTGCCACTACGTTTACAACAGCTACTAACTCTGCCACGTTTGGGCAGGGAGCGGCTAGCGAGTTTAACGCTCGGTTTGGTTTGGCTGAATTCGCATTTTTCGACAGACGTTTGTCTGATATTGAGATTACACTATTGGGAACCGAAATTTCCTAGTAAAATATTGTTACAGGAGGCTGTATTATGGCTGTTTCACAGACAACTCGTTTAGAAATTTATCGCTGGAGTGCGGGTACGGATGCGTTTACTCGTGCGCAAATGGATGCTTCTCATGAGGAGCTGGAGGATCGTGTGGCTGGTTATAGTCAGGCGGCTGCTCGTCCTGCTGCGGCTGCAGCGTATAAGGGCTTTTTCCATTATTCGACTACGGGTCAGCTGTCGTATTGTAATGGTGTGGCGTGGGATGATATTGCGGTAGAGAATGCTACGGATGGTAATATTGGTGAGATTGATGGTACGGCGTCTGCTGGTACGTCTGCGTCTGGTTTGGCTTATGCGGAGCATAAGCATAGTATTGCTGCTAATGCTATTACTAATGGCAATATTGTTTCTTTGGATGCTGGTAAGCTGACTGGTACTTTGAGTGTTGATCGTATTGCTGCGGGAACTATTACGGATGAGAAAATTGTTTCTTTAGATGCTTCTAAGATTGTTGGTTCTGTGTCTGTGAGCACGAGCGGTAATGCTGCTACTGCGACTCGGTTGGAGACTGCCCGGACAATCGGCGGTGTGTCGTTTAATGGTACAGCAAACATTGATCTGCCGGGTGTGAACACGGCTGGTAATCAGGACACGTCGGGCAACGCTGCCACCGCTACAAGTGCTACAAGTGCTACAAGCGCTACGAACGCTACGAACGCTACGAACGTTGATGTCTACGCAGACAATACTAGCACTACGACATACCCTCTGTTTGCTACTGGTACTGGCAACACACGAGCACGAAGAGACACTGGCCTTTCTTACAACGCTAGCTCGAACACTCTGACTACTACCACGTTTGCTGGGGCTTTGAGCGGAAACGCTTCTAGCGCTACTGAGGTTTCGGTACTTTCAGTTAGCACTAATGCTAATCATTACGTCACATTTGCGGATAGTACTTCTGGTACTGACCGTGCCCGCATAGATACTACCTTAACATATAATCCTTCGACTAATGTGTTAGGCGGTGGATCTACTCTGTTTACGGGAGCTTCTCTTTCTGTTTCCAACTTCGTTCAGGCTGGTCTTAGCGTAAGCGCTGGTAACGGTTCAGAGAGCACTCCAGCTTTTCACTTTAGCGGCGATACTGACACAGGCATCTACCGCAGTGCTGCAGACACAATGGAGCTTGTGGCGGGCGGTAACGGTTCGGCTGTAATTACTTCAGGCGGGTTTGCTCTGGACGTTGGCGTCGCTTTCGCTGCTTTTCCTGACACTGGTACAGGTAACGACGCCGAGTGGGTAGCTACCGGCTTCGGTAACTACATCCTGAAGCGGAACTCGTCGCTGCGGGCCGAAAAGGAAAACATCCAAGACCCTGGTGATGAACTTACGGCAGATATGATCGACCAAGTAGAGCCGAAGCTGTGGAACCGTATCCACAGCCCTGGTATTCCTGAGATCGGTCCGATCGCTGAAGACATGGACGCCATTTCGCCGCACCTTGCTGCTCATGGCTTCAACGAGGACGGTACGACCTTCCTGACCGGCATCAACAAGACTTCGTACTTGTCGCTGCTTGTTCTTGTTGTAAAAGACCTTCGTACTCGAATTGCAGCACTCGAAGCTTAATTTAACCTAACCAAAGGGGGGCAGGCGTGTGGTCTGAATTCATGAGCATGACTATCCCTGCCCTTGTCGGTTCAGGGGTAACGTTTACCGGTATCGTTCTTTCAAGCAGAGTCAAAAACAAAAAACTCAACATGGAAGTAGACGCTGCACAGGACTTTGTATGGCTAGATTTAGTTAAGCAAAGTCGTATAGAATATGCTTTACAGCGGAAAGAAAATAATAGACTTCGGTACATTATTCATCATCTGCAGGAAGAAATTGTTAATTTGGAACGGAAAAACAACGAGCTTACTTCTGGAGATCCAGAGTGAGTTCCTGAGAGATACGAGGGCATAATGGCAGAAGACGTACCGTTTAGAGATCGTGACGACGAGGATTCGATTGATGATATTCTCGACATGGTGGCTTCTGCGATGCAGGACACGGAGGAGTGTTCGTCTCAAGAAATTGTCCACAATCTTGTATCTAAAGTTTTTGAGGAGCGTGGCGACGGCGGCGGTGTCCTAGGACACTTCGTGTTTATCGGTGAGATTATTAACGCTGACGGTGAAGCACAGCTTATGGTCGTAACGTCCGACAATCTGCCCGAGTGGGTTAGCCGTGGCATGATTATGACAGCCGACGACTACTTGGCTATTGGCGACATGGGGTTTATGGGAGAATGACAGCAGGAAACTTGACGATCAATTGTACTAGGGGGGCGGCGTTAAGTGTAGACCTGTTAGTGAAAAACCCCGATGAAACGATGTCGGATTTAGCCTACTGGGACTCCCGAATGCATGTCCGTAGGACTGTTGCATCTGACGACACCGTAATTGAGCTAACTACTTCCAATGGTAGGCTTAGCCACGACTCTAGTACTGGTACAATAACATTAAGTCTTTCCAGTGAAGAAACCGGGTCAATTGCTGCCGACACCTACGTCTACGATTTGGAGTTGGTTAGTACTGGTGCCAAAGCTGGGGTCTTGCGATTAGTTAAAGGTAACTTTATAGTAGGGTCCTAAAATGTCTGATTATACGGTATCAATTGAAGAGGCAACAAATACCGTTTCTGTAACAGACGTTATTAATTCGGTTAGTGTTTCTGAGACGGACGGTAATTCGGTTACTGTTGTTGCGGCCACGTTTGTTAACGATGCTGGTGCTGCTTCTAGTCTGTTTTATTCCAACGGGTCGCCTTCTGATTCAACTGGAGCGGAGGGCGATTTTTACGTTGATGTTTCTAACGGTAAGTTGTATGGTCCCAAGGGGGCTAGTTCGTGGGAATCTGATGCTTTACCGTTGATTCCGAAGAGGTATACGCATACTCAATCGGTTGCTTCTAGTAGTTGGACTATTTCTCATACGTTGGATGGTTATCCGTCGGTAACTGTTGTTGATTCTGCAGGGACAGTTGTGATCGGTAAGGTAACATATAATAGTACCAGTAGTGTTACGGTTGACTTTCAAGGTGCGTTTACTGGTTTGGCTTATTTAACTTGATGGAGGAAAAGTGGCCCAAAAATTCTTAACTAATCTGGATTTGAATAAAAATGAGTTGCAGAATGCTAAGGTTCAGAACCTAGCTACTGCTCCTTCGTCCCCTGTTGCGGGTCAGATCTATTTTGATACGGTAGATAGTGAGCTTTACGTTTATGACGGTTCTGCGTGGGTTGGTTTGCAGGAGCAGGGTGACATTACTGCTGTTACTGCCGGTACGAACCTTAACGGTGGCGGGACGACAGGTGCCGTAACTGTCAACCTAGATACGACTATTACCGGTCTTACTTCTGTAACGTCAACTGGCTTTACTGGTGCTCTTACTGGTAATGCGGATACGGCTACTGCTCTTGAGACTGCCCGCACGATTGGTGGCGTTTCGTTTGATGGTTCTGCAAACATTGACCTTCCGGGCGTAAACACTTCAGGCACTCAGGACACGAGCGGCAACGCTGCTACGGCTACCGCTCTGGCAACCGCTCGGACTATTGCTGGCACCTCTTTTGACGGAACCGCAAATATCGACATTGACGCAAATAACCTGACAGGAAATACTCTTAACTCTGGCGTTACCGCTTCTTCTTTGACAAGTGTTGGCACCCTTACGGGTTTGACTGTTTCAGGTCTTATTACCGCTAACGGTGGCCTAACGATTCAAGCCACGGACACGTTTACGTTTGATAGCGTGGCGTTGACCACGGTTCAGACAAGCGGCGAGTCTTTTGCTGACAACGATACGTCGTTGATGACTGCAGCAGCGATCAACGATTTGATTGGTGCTATCGGTGTTACTAGCCTTACTGGTACCGCTGGCGAGGTTGAGGTAAGTGCAGGTACTGGCGATGTCACAATTGGGCTGCCGGACAACGTTACTATCTCGGGCAACCTTACGGTAAACGGCGATACTACCACGGTAAACACTGCTACGCTTTCTGTTGAAGACCCGCTGATTGTTCTTGCTAACGGAAACAACGCTACCGACTCGGTAGACATCGGTTTCTACGGCCTGTACGACACTTCTGGTTCGCAGGACCTTTACGCTGGCCTGTTCCGTGACGCTAACGACAGCGGCAAGTTCAAGCTGTTCGCTGATCTTCAGGCTGAGCCTACCACTACCGTTGATACAGGCGGTGCGGGTTACACGGCGGCTACGCTGGTCGTGGGCACCCTGGAAGGTGCCGTCACTGGTAACGTTACTGGTGATGTTACCGGTAACGCCGATACTGCTACGGCTCTTGAAACGGCTCGCACGATCGGCGGCGTCTCGTTCGACGGTACCGCAAACATTGATCTGCCGGGTGTTAACACCGCCGGTACGCAGGACACGAGCGGTAACGCTGCGACAGCTACCGCCCTTGAGACTGCACGGACGATCAACGGCACGTCGTTCGACGGTACAGCTAACATCACGGTAACGGCTGCTGCTGGCACCCTGACTGGTACTGAGCTGAACTCTTCGGTTGTCACCTCGTCGCTTACCGCTCTTGGTACGATTGCTACGGGCGTGTGGGCTGCGACGGATGTTGCTGTTGCCCACGGTGGTACAGGCGCTTCGACCGCTGCCGGTGCCAAGACCAACCTTGGGTTCATGACTCGTCATGCTGAGACGATTGGCGATAACGCCGCTACGTCTATCGCTGTCACACATAACTTCGGGACCGATGATGTTGTCGTAGAAGTCTACGATGCTACCACAAAAGAAACCGTCATCTGTGACGTTGATCGAACAAGCACGAATGCGGTCACGTTGACGTTCTCTACAGCCCCAGCTACCGACTCTCTCCGAGTTGTTGTCATTGGCTGATAAGATGTCACGGGGAAATACTCGTGGCGCTACTGCGGGTCCAGACGACAGTTGGGATCAGTAGTTACTCCGCCGTGCAGGCGGGAAATACCCGACAGGGGGTGGAACTGGTTGTAGAACTGGTTCCGCCTCTTGTGTTATAATAGAGTTGTGAGCTTTATGGCTGTGCTGTGGAAGGGCGGTTGGTGCCGTGGCTAAAAGTTTTAAGACTGGTCTTACTGCTGACGGTACCGTTTCAGCAACTTCTTTAGAAGTTACCGGTGAGTTTACGCTTCCTACTGCTGACGGTTCTTTAGATCAGGTTTTGGTAACGAATGGTTCTGGTACGGTTACGTGGCAGGATCAGTCTGGCGGCACAACTATTCCTGCGGGTACTGTAGTCATGTATGGTGGCGGTACGGCACCTTCGGGTTGGCTGGTGTGTGACGGGTCGGCGGTTTCTCGCACAACCTATTCTAGCTTGTTTACGGCGATCAGTACCCGTTATGGTACGGGTGATGGTTCTACCACGTTTAATCTGCCTGGAACTTCGGCGCTTGTTCCTGTTGGTATTGCTGCGAGCGGTAACGCTGATGGTACTACGGTTAGTGGTTCTTCTGCGTTGAATGCGTTGGCTTTGGGGGATCAGTCTGCGGATCATGCGCATACGATTACGTCTAACGCAGGTAATCAGTCTGCTGATCATAGCCATACGATTACGTCTAACGCTGGCAACCAGTCTGCGGATCATTCGCATACGATTACGGTTGCTAACGCTAACGCTAACCACCGCCATTCGTGGTCTAAGACCTTTAACACAACGAACCAGAACGCTTCTCACACGCACGGTTATGCGAAGTCGAACGGCAGCAACACAAACGCTAACACGAATAACCAGAATGCGTCGCACTCTCATAACTTCAACTCTGGCACTGTGAACACGAACTATGCGAACGCTGGTCACGCCCATAATGCTAACGCAGGTGATCAGTCTGCTGATCATAGCCATACGATTACGTCGAATGCAGGTAACCAGTCTGCTAATCACAATCATACGATTACGTCAAATGCCGGTAACCAGTCTGCTAACCACAATCACGCATTGACATCTGCAACAGTTTCGACTACGATAAACGTAGAACCGTTCCTGTTTATTATCAAGACCTAAAAGGGATTTATCGTGTCATTTTCAGAACATTCCGAGCACCTTGGTGGAGTAGGTTACTACAACAAGTTGCCTGCTAGAACCATTACACAAGATGGGTCAACGTGGACCATTGACAACACCAAGGGATTGTTTTCTTTCACATCTTTGATTGCTGATGTGGAGCTAGAAGAAGTTGTTGATGCTGATGGTAATACTCATCAGCGTTGTGATGCTGGCACCAATCAGTATGGCCCGAAGGGGTTGCATGTTTGGAACGAAATTACTGAACAATGTAACTGCGGAGCATCCACTGCGGCTGATCCCTTAACAGGCAGTCACCATCTTCTGTTTTATGAACTTACGCATATTAGTTCAGTGTTTGGTTCCCCTGTAGCCGGTGGACAGGTTGTGTATCTTGAGTCGTCAAACGCTACTGCCGAAAGCAATACTGTAGCCGACCGTCATTCTGTATCAGCACGGACGCTACAAGAAATTCTTCGCTTGATGCTAGAATGGGAGATCGTGCGCCAACATTTCGGCTCAACCGAACCCATGGCTAGTACTGCTACTAGAATGCTTGCAGAGCTAGAGATGCCAGATGACGTGCGAGATTGGATTTGGACGAACGTGCCTCCGAACAAAGTCCAGAAGTATTTGCAAGGCGATGCGAATGCCCAGGTAGCAGACGCCCCGCCGGACATTACAGGAACGATTGTAGAAGATTGGCTTGTTCCACTAATTATTGAATCACCCAACATTGGCTTCATGCCAACGGGAAACGGATCGTGAATATAGAGTTTCCGCTAGGGCGGTGGTCAGGCATCGGAATTTACGACGATGTTGTAGACAAGGCCGCATGTCAGAACATTATTGATCTAGTCGAACGTCATTGGAACCGACTAGAAGAAATGCAAGTTCTGAACCCCGGTAAAATGGTCGGTGGGGTGGATCAATCTATCAAAAACTCAACTGACATGAACATCTCTGCCGCAATGGGAGACGAACTGTACTCCATGGGAGGAGGCTGGTCTGAACAAGACATTCACGCCGGACTGGTAAAGTGCGTTAACCATTACGTCAACCAGTACCCAGGGCTAAGCCAGCAGTGCTTCCCATTACAAGACATGGGTTACCAGTTTCAAAAATACGATGTTGGCCACGGCAAGTACGACGAACATATCGACGGTGGGCCGTTCGGCAGTTCATTTGACAGAATGCTGGCTGTCATTGTTTACCTTAACGACGTTGACGAAGGTGGAGAAACTACCTTCACCCGTCAGGAGCTTTCCGTTAAGCCCGTAGCAGGGAGGGTGCTTATTTTTCCGTGTCACTGGCTGTACCCCCACCGTGGTGAGATTTCGTTTGATAAAGACAAGTACATAGTCACCACGTTTATCATGCAGGAAGACATGAATCATTTGGTTCATCGTCCTGATGAGATGCAAGAGCATTTCCACGATCACTTCAATGAAGAGGACCTTCCTAACTACCACGGCCCCGGCCACCATCACGATCACGAGCATGAGTGAAAAAGATTTTAAGTTTCTACAATGGGCAGATCAGGGAGCCAAGCTTTTCTCTACCTGTTCTAAAAGCCAGTACATGGCTATCATTGTTGACTCTGAAGGTTTTGTTCTTGGCGTAGGCTACAACGGTTCTCCTCGGGGCGCTGCTCATTGCAATCAAGGCGCATGTCCTCGTGCTCTTGCAGGAAGCGATCATAAGTCATCTGACTACAGTGACTGCATCGCTGTTCACGCTGAAGCTAATGCGTTGCTCCACAGCGACTTTAACGCCCGTGCCCGCATGGGCGGTGTTGCGATGTATGTGAATGGAGAGCCTTGCCTTGAGTGCGCTAAGCTTATTGCGAACAGCGGCGTCAGGATTGTGTATGGTATTCGGGAAAACCGTCCGGCGCTTTCTAAGGTCGAGGAAGTGTTTGTTGCGTCTAGCATTGATTTGATTCTGTATGATAGGGATGAAGTTATGCCGGTACATGATACAACTAAGAAGTATTTTGATTCGCATTCATTAAGCCGTTGGAAAGAGTGGCCCAAAGTAGGTAAGTCTTGACTTGCTGAGTAAGTATATAAATGGTAGGATATAAACATGCGAAGAAATGAAGAACCATCAAAAAGAGTAGTACTGGCTGAAGGGTACGCTGTACCTGTAGACGAGAAACAGTTTGAAAACATTATTTCAACATCTGCTAAGCCGGTGCTCGTTGACTTTTGGGCAGACTGGTGCGGCCCGTGTGCTATGCAGTCTCCGGTGCTTGACGAATTCGCAGCCAAGTACGCTGACGAAATGCAGGTCGTAAAAGTAGAAGTAGACTACGCTCCTCTCTTGATGGAAAGATTTGATATTACCAGCATTCCTACACTAGCTGTATTTGTTGATGGTAAAATAGTAGAGAAGCTCGAAGGCGCTAGGCCGTTAGAGCAGCTTCAGAAAGATTTGGGTTCGTTCTTGAACACGGAAACGAAAGAGATGTAACATGCCTGACTGGTGGGATAGTTTACCTGAAGAAATGCTGGGTGAACGTCCCGCTATTAAGCTGGTTTCTAAACAAGTCGAAACCCCAAAAGAAGTTGAGGCAAAAGAATCAGGACGCAAAGATGAAGGCTTTTTCTCAAAAGTTTACGGATCACCCGAAGTCAAATAAAATGACATACGGCGATCATTTCTTGTTCGCCGCAGGTTTTGCTGTAGAGTTTATTGTGATTGGCTTTATGCTGCTTATCCACGCCGTGTTCCCGTTCTGGTTTAAGAATGATGCGTCAGAGTTTGCCGAGTACGCTAACGAGGTGTTGAACAAGCACTAGTCTTGACGTGCCTATGTGCGTGTGCTAAAATGACGGTATGAATCACTGGCACGCTTTTGGAATCGGTTGCGCTATCGGAATCATTATTCTGATGACGTGGCTGCTCAACACTGACGGGGACTGGGAATGAAGGAGCATCATGGACGATAACACTGTAGTTAAACTTTTAAATGAGATTCGTTATGCTCAGGTAGTGTCTGGAGTTCACGCTGATGCAATATGTGAAGCAATCAAGATCATTTCTGATGCTAACGCTATCTGCATTACAGACGGTTCAGGTAAAGAAATTGCTGTAATTGACGGCGATCTTGCTGATGCAATTATTAAGCAAAGTGTTACCCGTTTCATTACGGATGCTTTAGAGAATCTTATTGAGCATTACAGTGAGTAATACGGCGAGGACAATTGCTGTCGCCACTGCCGAAAAGTCTGATCATGATAAGTGGCGTCTAGGCTCTGTTGTATGGAGAGGCGGTTCTGTGCTTTCCACGGGTTTTAATCGTGTGAAGAACGATCCTTCCGTTGTGGAGGACTCTAAGCATTTCCATTGTTCTATTCATGCTGAAGCGGATGCTTTGCGGAATGCTGGTGATACTCGGGGTGCTAGGTTGTTTGTTGCTCGTGTTACTCGGAGCGGCAATTTGGCGCTTGCTAAGCCTTGTTCTCGTTGCATGGAAGCGATTAGGGAGCATGGAATCAAGAGGGTTTACTACACTGATGAGAATGGTGAGTGGACGTTCTTTAGAGTCTGGCCTTGACACACTGCGCCGAGGCTGGTATAATACCCACAGTCAACGATAAACAAAGGAGATTATGTTGATTACGAAGAAGGCAATTATTCAGGCGGCTACTGAGGTTGCGGAGCGTGCCCCGACGGCCCGTAACCGTTCCTCGAAGATGGTGACGTATCGTCATCCTCGTGGCCTTATCGGTAATGCGCTGCACGCTGCCGGTATGTCGCCCCGTGAGATTCGTTCTCTGCAGGGCAACCGTAAGTACGATCGTTTCCTGAACCCGGCAGCTACCGCTTGGGTCCGTGAGGCGAACAGCCGTGCCAACAAGGGCATGGCGTGGGGCGAGGTTGTCGGTACCACCCGATGATCGTACCGTCGTCTGAGCGACGTTAAATAGGCTTTAGGCTCAGAGCGTTCCCCACTTCGGTGGGGAGGTGGCGTTGAGGCGGGTGGATGGCAGTTCACACCGTAAGACTTTGCCAGTCTTTTCTCTGGAGGCTGTACGGCTTAGCATTATGACCACTACATGCGTACAAGTGTAGTGGACGTGGAGCAGCTAGTCCCACGGCAAGTGTGAAGGGGTCGCCCCCCAACTAGCACCTATCTCCGTTACACTTCGTAACATGTCTGCGTCGATGGCTGACGGCTTGCTGAGTATCAATGTAGAGAAGGTTATTCCGGAAGAGCAGCAGCCGATTGAGATCGAGATCTCGTAAGTAGAATCAGTATATACATGAAGAAGTTTAAGAAGTGGCTACGTAAGCTACGTTACGGCGAAGACCCGTTTGAGGGATATACATTCTCGCAACCGTTCATCGGTTTGATTACTCAGCCTCCCGGCGAGTACGTCAAGCCACTACCAAAGGATAGAAATGACTGATTCAACTATGGATGTCACCGACTTTATCTCTCAAATTGAGGATATGTTGAAGCAGGTTGCGGGCCACACTGTGGTTTCAGCCGCCGATATGCAGAACGGGCTGCTCGATTTGATGCAGTCGGCCCGTTCGCTGACCCTATCGTCGGATGAGGAACTGTAATTTATGAGGCAATTCTTACGTTACTTCTTACGATGGCAGCTATCCACACCTGTGCTGCTGTTGTTTATTGCTGTTTACCCTGGCAACATACTGATGAAGGTAGCGTTAGCTAACCTTTTGGTGTCGTTATTGGACTATTTTTCCCGTAAAAGTATGAGGCAGCAGAGCAATTCAGGGTTCATGAAAGCCCGCCGAGGCGACGATTTCATCCCCTATACGCTCAGAACTTCCATGCGGAACAAGGCTAAGCGGTTTAAATTTACCCGTAAATTCCCTATCGAAAGACGAAAAAAGACATGATTCTAGTCACCGTCATGCTATCGTTGATCGCATCCGCCATCATTGCTAACGTTTGGCTGGTTCGGCAGCTAGAAAAAGACCTCTCAGAATGGAATAGAACCTTCCAAGAGAGGCTTGCTCGGCTGGATGAAACATGGGAACAGATCGAAGAAAAGACCTACTCAATGGACCAAATTTGAGGATTTAACTAGTGGCTAAACGTCGTAAAAATACTAACCATGTTTGTAAAGTTCCGCCCGGAACAGAGTGTGTGGGAGGTAAACTTTACGACAAAGAGAAGAGAAAAGCGAGGCCCCTATGTCCGTGCGGATGCCATCTTCCCCCGGGTACCAAAAAACCAACAT